AGGTGAATGAGGTTGTGCTTGGAGGAAAGCAGCCATTTGATGCAAAACGATTAGCAGATCTTGAAAGCGAATATAAGTCGTTAAAACAGCACCCGGTCGATGATCCGTCTTTTGGAGAAGAAAAATTTAATGAGTTAATTCGATTGATGAACATTCGAGATCAAAGCACTACTAATTCGTTATATAAAAAAGCATTGCAAGCAACAAGAATCGCCCAGCGAGCGCAACAAAGAGGTGATCGGGTAACTGCTGAAAGATATTTTAGAGAGGCGGAATTTCTAAACACTCGCGCTGAAAAGCTAGATTTACGCGGGGAAGGGATGGAAAACCCTCCTAAGTACGACCGTTACCAACTTCCCGGCGGGGAGAACTATCGGGAAGTGTTGCTGACGTTGCCAAGCAGCAAAGCAGAAACAACAAATGATATTGCCAAGCGTTTGTTTAATAAAGAAATGCGCTTTTTGTCTGAAGACGAAAAAAATCAAGTGGTACAAGAATCAAGAAGATTGTTTGAAACGCAGCCTAAAGAATTTAAATCCGCTCACTGGGATCAACCAAACGTCATCTCTCACATTCGACTAAACGACCGTACAGACGCAGACGGAAAGAAGGTATTGTTTGTAGAAGAGATCCAATCAGATTGGGGGCAAGAGGGGAAGAAAAAGGGGTTTTCTAACCCTAAAATAAAACCCATTTCTAGCAAACAATTTGATGCTTTTACGGATAGTTTATTTGACGAGTATATAAATCAAGCTGTAAGTAGAGGCGAAGATCGCCAAGTTGCTGGTCGCACTGCGTTGCATATGCGGTTTGAAGATTTGGCAAAAACTCTTGGCAAAGAAGATGAATATCAACGTATGAGATCTGGCCGTGATCTTGATATGGCAGGTAAGGATTTAATTCCTTCCGCCCCCTTTGTTCAGAATACTAAAGACTGGGTGAATCTATCCCTGAAGCGCATTATGAACATGGCCGCAGAGCAAGGCTATGACCGTATAGCGTTTATCAATGGTAGTCAATCTGCTGATCGATATGACTTGAGTAAACAAGTTGATCGCATTGTTATTCCGATGGTAAATGCCGATAACACTAGATCCGTAAGAATAGACCCCGTTGGCGGAGCTAGTATCAAGCTAATGGTTAACCCAAGCGGAAAGGTAATGGGTTTCGGTGCTGGGTCAAATCAATTTACAGGCAAACGTCTTGATGAGGTTGTAGGCAAAGAACTTGCCGACAAAATAATGAAATCCCCGGCAGAAACAGAACTGACCGGAATTGATCTTAAAGTCGGCGGCGAAGGAATGAAGTCTTTCTACGACAAGATAGTTCCTGATCTTGCAGGCAAGTTAGTCAGTAAGTATGGCGGGAAGATGTCAACCGTTTCGTTTCCGGGCAAGCCAAGAGATGTAGGCACCGGATGGAGTTCCGTTGACGAAGATGTCACTGGTCGGCCTGCTATGAATCAACTTGGCTTTGACATCACTCCACAGATGAAAGAGGCTGTTGCTAGAGGCTTGTCAATGTTCAAGCAAGGCGGCCACGTCAAAGCTGTAGAATCTGCTCGTAGAGCTATCATGAAAGCTATGGGCGGCTCAGTAAAGATGGGTCGCGGTGGTTTGATGGGGACGGCGCTTACCGGGGCGGGGAAGGCGGCAAAGGCAGGTAGGAAAAGCACAAAGTTGGCACGAGAGGCTGCCGCGGCATCTAGAGCGCCCGCTAAGTCAAAACAAGAGATTGAAGACATAGCGAGACGCATTGCAGAACAGACGCAGTCCGGGTTTGTGCGAGCGTCTCCTGAGTCGTCCATCAATCCGGCAGGCAAATCTCTGTTGCAATACGAACTTGAGCAGCGGACTCCAATGGTTGTTGAAAGCACGATTACTGACCGCCCCGTGAACTCTATAGATTATGAACAGCAACTAGGCAAGGTTATCGTTGGAGTCCCCGGAGATCCCACGATGGGACAAGTTGCTGCGGCTGGTAGTTTGGAGGCCGCAACGAGGGGCGGCAAGCAATTGGTACAGGTGGGTGACGTAAATTTAGAAACGCCGGTGCAGTTGTATGGCGGCCCGCGGTATGGCGCTAACTTGGACGAAGTGTTTTGGGCATCTAACCTCAGCCCTGCAAGAGCAGTGCAAAATCTTGTAAAGGAAATGGCGGAGAAGTATGGGCCTGAGCAGGTTCTTGGCAAGTACATCAAAATGTCGCCAGAAAGTTCAAGATTTGCTATGCACAACTTGGACGCGTTGATCTCGGTGCTTCAACCAGAGAAATTGCCCAAGGATAAGATTGAGTTGCTTAACAACTTAGTAAGGAAGGGAACGCCGAAGCATCAGTTCCCTCAGTTTCCGGGATTTGAAGATCCAATTAACTTGTTGCTGCAAGCGCAGATGGACAGCAAGCTAAGAAAACATATTGCTGAGGTCTTGGAAAAACCGACTGTTGCTAAAGAAGTAGGATTCCCGTTTTCAGGAAAGGTAGTGCAGTCTGCAATCACCGAGCCGGAATTACGGAACGTAGAAACGGGAATCACGGGTTATGCAATTGGCAAGATGAATCCTAAAGGCAAATTGACTCCTTCAAGTCATCCTACATATCAATATGACATTCCCGGACAAGCTATTGGCAAGTCCAAGTATCTTGTGCCTTATGAGGTATCGTTTCCAGACTTCGCTGCGTGGTATCGTTCCCGCCCAGATGTGCAAGCAAAAGTTGACCCAGTAAACATGATGAAAAGTTATGGGCCGCGACAAGTAATTGACCAGCAGTATATTGATGAAATGAAGATGTACGAAGAGGCAATGAAGCGGCTTACGGGCAAGAAGAAAGGTGGTCTTGCAAAGATGGCCGGTGGTGGGGCGTTGTCAAAAGCTGCCGCAGCAGCGGCCAAGCAAGCCAGTAAACGATTGCCGCAAGTTGAGGGAATGGTAGAAAAGGTAGGAGATTTGGAGAAAATATCAATTCTTCCTGTTCCTAATCGGTGGTTTTTGCAGCCAGATAAGTTTCCAAAAGTTCAATCTTTAATTGAAACGATATTAGAAACTACTGGCAAAACCCGAGAAGACTTTGGTTCGGGCGCATTTGTAAATTCTAGAACCGGCGAAATTTTAGATGGCCGAGTTATGAACGAAGTTGGTGTTGTTATCAATCCAACCACAAAGCGACCAATGATGTCCGGACTTGAGTCTGGACTTGAGACGCTTGATCCAAAACTTGGGTCATTTACCAAGTCAAATTTAGTGAGACAATCATTGTTCAAGCCGACCGGAGGCGATCCGCTTTTAAGTGAACTGCCATTCATTGCAACGATTGAAAAAGGCGGGCCGCACTTTTATGGCATATCAACAGAATATGCAAGCCCTACAGAGTTGTACAACACGATGAGGGGAGATAATCCAACATTGAGGCCAAGAAGTCGAGGTGACTTGTTTGGTGTTGGCGACGTAATTGGAAGGGTAAAGATCGGAGCAGGCCCAGAGCATGATGTATATGAAAAGTTGTTTGTTGCTCCCAAAGGGTCTGACGTAGAAGGAAAGTTGCTGAAAAAGCGACGAGGCGGCAAAGTCGGCGGATTGTCCGCCTTGAGGAAATAAAACATGGCAACTGAATTCCCTATCGAGCAGGACTATGGCCGAGCGATCCCCGGAATGGGTGGTCTAGCTCAAGGTGATCTGCTCCAGCAAGAGCCTGTAGAAGAACTGATTCTTGATGAGTCAGAGATTGAAGAACTTCCTGACGGCTCTGCTGTAGTGACGCTTCCTGAAGGCCCGATGGAAGATCCTGACTTCTACGAGAACCTTGCAGACTCTGACGACATGGATTCGTTGCAGATTGCAGAGTTTTCTCTGAAGTACATTGAGCTAGTAGAAAAGGACAAGGACGCTCGCAAACAAAGGGACAAGCAGTACGAAGAGGGAATTCGTAGGACTGGTTTAGGGAACGATGCTCCCGGCGGTGCTTCGTTTAACGGAGCCTCTAAGGTCGTTCACCCGGTGATGGCTGAGGGGTGTGTGGATTTTGCTTCGAGGGCGATCAAAGAACTGTTCCCTCCTGACGGCCCGACTCGGACGAAGATTCTCGGTGAGGTAGATAAGGAGAAGACTGAGATTGCCGAGAGAAAGCGCGACTTCATGAACTGGCAGCTTACGGAGCAGATTCCGGAGTTCTCAGATGAGATGGAGCAGATGCTTACCCAGCTTCCTCTGGGTGGATCGCAGTACCTGAAACTCTGGTACGACGAGCGGATGAAGCGGCCTTGTGCTGAGTTTCTGCCGATTGATAACGTCATTGTCCCGTTTGCAGCGACGAACTTCTATACGTCCCAACGAGTGACAGAAGTTCACGACATCTCGAACTATGAGTATCGCCAGAGGATGTCCTCGGGGTTGTATCGAGATGTGTCGTACATCCGAGCCACGATGGATCCCGAGCCTACCGGCCCTCAGAAGGCAAACGACAAGATCGAGGGAAAGTCTCCGAACGACAACGAGGACGGAGTACGTCGGGTCTACCATATTTATACATGGCTAGAGATCGACAGCGACAAGTTCACCAAAGGGAAGATGGCCCCTTACATCCTGATGATTGACGAGTTGGAGACTGAAGTCATTGGTCTCTACCGCAATTGGGAAGAGGGTGACGAGACGATGGACAAGCTCGATTGGATTGTCGAGTTTAAGTTCATACCGTGGCGGGGAGCGTATGCGATTGGTCTTCCGCACCTGATTGGCGGCCTCTCAGCGGCCCTTACAGGCGCTCTGAGAGCCTTGATGGACTCTGCCCATATCCAGAACGCCGCGACGATGCTAAAGCTCAAAGGAGCTAAGTTATCGGGGCAGAGCCAGCAGGTAGAGGTGACGCAGGTAGCTGAGATTGAAGCAGCTCCGGGTGTTGATGACATCCGCAAGATTGCGATGCCCTTCCCCTTTAATCCTCCGAGTCCGGTGCTTTTCCAACTTCTTGGGTTCCTCACAAACGCGGCTAAGGGGGTTGTGACGACCGCTGAAGAGAAAATTGCAGACGTAGGGCAGAACACCCCTGTAGGCACTACGCAAGCCCTAATTGAGCAGGGTGCGGTAGTGTTCTCAAGTATTCACGCAAGGCTTCACAAGAGTCAGGCGAGGGTCTTGAGGATCCTACAGAGGATCAACCGCTGGTATCTAGAGGATATGCGGCGGGATCAGGAGATGGTGGATCTGGATATTAAGCGGGAAGACTTCGCTAAGGTGAGCGATGTAATCCCTGTATCTGATCCGCACATCTTCTCGGAAACGCAGCGGATGGCCCAGACCCAAGCGGTCATGGCAATCATGGACAAAAACCCCGACCTATTCAATAGGAGGGTCGTTGTTCAGCGGTTCTTGAAGCAACTGAAGGTTCCGTCAATCAACGAGGTAATGTTGGATATGCCCGGGCCTACGAAGATGGATCCTGCGAATGAGAACGTTGCCATGACGATTGGTCAGGCGGCGTTTGCGTATCCGGAACAGGATCATCTAGGACACATTCAGGCTCACTTGGATTACGCAAAGAATCCTGTATTCGGTGGAAATCCGATGATTGCTCCTAGCTTTCTTCCAAAGGCGATGGAACATATTAAGCAGCACTTAGCTCTGTGGTATCTGAATCGGATGGAAGGGTATATCCATCAGAGTATAGGAAAGAAACCAGAAGACTATGATTTGCTGGATGATCCTAAAGCCCTTGATAAGATTTATGGATCGGCTTCGCAGCACGTTGATATGGATTCCAACCAAACGTTGTCTGGGATCATGCCTGTTATTCAGCAGATGGTTCAGACCATGCAGCAGTTCAAGCCCAAGCCTGATCTGACGCCTGATGGACAGGTTCTCTTGCAGACAAGCATGGCCGAGACGGAGCGTAGGAAGCAGCGTGACGCCGCGGAGATGAACTTGAAGGGTCAGGCATTGCAACAGAAGTTGCAGTTAGATATGTTGAGCCTCAAACAGAAGCAAGAGATGGAGATGGAGGATTTGCAACTGCGTCTAGCAATTGCTCAAGGTGATCAGGAGACAAAGGAGAGAATTGAGGTGGCTAGATTGACTAGGGACGCTGCAAGGCTGAAACTAGATCAAGACAAGACCGTGATTGATTACTCGAAACTTCAATAGGAGCTTGAAATGACCGACAAAGAGCAGATGGGCGAGTTTGTCAAACAGCATAAACGTATGGCTATGGGCGTTCCCCTGAATGGGCAATCCATGCAACCCAAACAGAAGGAAACTAAACAGGAGCCAAAACTACTGAAGAAAAAATGAAAACGGTAAGTGACCTGATCTCTGGAATCAAAGCCTCACAGGGCGAAATAGCTCTTTCCTTGGCGCTGGGAAACGCGCCTACATGGGAGGCATATCAGAGGATGGTCGGGCAGTATCAAGGGTTGCAAGAAACTCTTGACATCCTAAACAATCTTTTAAGAGAAGATGATGAACATGAATGAACCGGTAGCGGTTAACACCGCTGAATTAGCTTGGGCATTTCCGAGCGTGGAACCCGGTGCAAAACCTCTTGGCGGGCGGATTCTGGTGCAACTGCGCCGCGTTAAAAGGAAAAGTCAGGGTGGACTGATTCTAGTTTCGGAAACCAAAGAATCAGAAAAGTGGCAGAACATGGTTGCCAAGGTAGTTGCTATCGGGCCGTTGGCTTATCGCCATCGAGACACGATGCAAGCATGGCCGGAAGGCTCTTGGTGCGAGGCGGGAGAGTTCGTTCGCGTTCCTAAGTGGGGCGGAGATCGGTGGGAAGTTCCCATCGAGGGCGAAGACGAGCCTGCGCTGTTTGCCATTTTTAACGATCACGAAGTCATCGCTAAGGTGATGTGTGATCCCCTATCTATGAAGGCGTTTGTATGAACGATCCTAAACTCAAAGAAGAGGAACTGGCGGTCAAGGAAGAGCAAGACGGTTCAGCAACTGTCGAACTTCCTGAAGGACTAGCTCCTGAAGAAGAAAAGGAAGACCCTGTAGAAATGGCTGAAGGTGGAGAGGCGGATGAAGACCATCCGGACGACACCGAAACGATTCGTGCTGCTCGAAGGGCTAGGCGGAAAGCCAAGAAGGAGTATGTGAAGAAGACGAACGAGGAGAAAGATCGTCGTCTTGAGCTTCTTCAGAGGCAGAATCAAGAGTTGATGGAGCGGCTATCTGTTGTTGAACGGAAGACTCATTCATCGGATCTTGCAAGGCTAGATAAAGCGATTGAAGACGAGGAATTGCGACTTCAGTATGCGCTAGCCAAGATGAGAGAGGCTGGAGATCACTCTAATGGGACGGAATTAGCGAAGGCTCAAGAGCTTTGGTACGAAACTCGGGGACGGGTAGAAGTATTGAAGCGAGCAAAAGAGGAAGCAGCCAGAACTCAAACACAAGAAAGTGGCGCAGTAAATCCGCAATTAGTCCGTCACGCACAGAAATGGATGAGCAGTAATCCTTGGTACGACCCTGCTGGCAGTGATGAAGACAGTGAGATCGCAAAGATGATTGATCAACGTCTTCACAAAGAGGGGTGGGATCCCGGCACTGAGGAATATTGGGATGAATTAGACAACCGCTTGCAAAAGCGATTGCCACATCGGTATACTCAACATGACGAATCTAATAGGAGACGCCCTAGAAGTTTTGTGACTAGCTCAGGACGTGAATCATCTCCCAGTCGCGGGGGTAATACTTTTGTGTTAGAACCTGAACAGGTTCGAGCGATGAAAGACGCGGGATTCTGGGATGACCCGGTGAAACGGGCCAAGATGATCAAACGTTATGCAGAACAATCACGGAACAGGGGATAAACCAGATGGATTCACGTCTTAAAAAATCTCTGAACGCCGGTGGACGCGAAACTCGCTCAAGCGAGGACGGTAGCCGTGCATCAGTTGAGGAATCTCTCCATTCAGCGCAGGAACGTCGCAAGATGTGGAGTGACGAATGGACTCAATCAGCACTTCCAAAAACCCCGGAAATCCCGGGTTGGCACGTTTGCTGGCTTTCAACCACTAATAGTTACGACAGCATCGATAAGCGGATGCGACTCGGATATGTGCCTGTGAAAGCAGAAGAGTATCCGGGATTTGAAAATTACCGCGTAAAGGCTGGCGAGAACATTGGTTTTATCTCATGCAACGAGATGGTCTTGTACAAGATCCCTATGGACTTGTATCAGGAGGTCATGTTGCATATGCACCATCAGCTTCCGATGGAGGAAGCCGAGAAGGTTCGGTATCAAGCCGAGCAAGCTCAAGGTCGAGATAGCCGAGGACGTAGTCTCGGAGAGGTTGAAGGCGAAGGTTTTGGGATGCTGGATAAAGCCGTCGAAACGCCCGTATTTTCCGGGTAACCAACAAGGAGCTTGCAATGTCTGCAACTAGTGCTCCGTTTGGCCTGCGTCCTGCCTTTCACCCGAGTGGTCTGGATCGCCCTCAAGCGCTTGCCAACGGAATTCAAGCAGTATCTACGAGCGGAAATGTCTCCGCGGGTTATGCCACGACTATCCTGAAGGGCCAGCCGGTCAAGATGGATACTGGTGGTTATATTGTTGTTGCCGCTGCCGGTGACGCATTCCTCGGTGCCTTTGCGGGCGTTGAGTGGACTGATGCAACGGGTCGCCGTCGTGTATCAAATTACTGGCCTGCGAACGAGTCGTTCCAAGTCGGTACGGTAGTCGCCTATTTCTACAGCGATCCCAGCATCGTTTATGAAATTCAGGCGGACGGTACGCTTGCACAGACTTCAATCGGTGACGAAGCTGATCTGAGCAACACGACTGCCGGTTCGACGACTACGGGTCTGTCGCAAGCCACTTTGAGCATCTCGCTTGCGGGTGCCAATGGTGTAGCGCAGATGCGTATCGTTGACATCGCCCCGTATCCCGACAATGACTGGGGTGACACCTACGTTATCGTCCGGGCGGTCATTGCTGAACATCAATACGGCCAGATTCGCGTTTCAGGCGCGAATTACACGCCGATTGCTATTTAAGGAGGGCTAAGTCATGGCAGCCCCGATGCGTAGTACCGACTTTCGTTCCATCGTCGAACCAATTCTGAATGAATGTTTCGACGGCGTTTATGATCAGCGCACGGACGAATGGTCACGAGTCTTCCGCGAACAAGAAGGCATTCCCCGTAATTACCACGAAGAGCCGGTTCTGTACGGCTTCGGCGCGGCTCCCCAGCTTCCTGATGGCACTCCGGTGACCTATCAGCAAGGTGGTGTGCTGTTCCTAAAGCGATACGTCTACAAGGTCTACGGTTTGGCGTTCGCGCTGACCAAAGTTCTTGTTGAGGACGGCGATCACATCCGTATTGGTCAGGTGTACGCACGTCACTTGGCTCAGTCGCTGATTGAGACCAAAGAGACGCTATCGGCTAACATTCTGAATCGCGCTTTCAACTCGTCCTATCCGGGCGGTGATGGTGTGTCTCTGAACAGTAATGCCCACCCGATTGTGAACGGTACGTTTTCCAACCTTCTGACGACTGCTGCGGTTCTTTCGCAAACGTCTCTGGAACAGATGTTGATTCAGATCCGTCAGGCGGTGGACAACAACGGCAAGAAGATTCGTCTGGTTCCCCGACAGGTCGTCGTGGCCCCGGGCAACGTCTTCCAAGCTGAGGTTCTCCTGAAGTCCGTGCTGCGTGCTGGTAACGCGAACAACGACATCAATCCCATCAAGTCCATCGGTCTGCTGGACGAAGGTGCTGCTGTCCTGTCGCGTCTGACCTCCGCTACCGCTTGGTGGGTACAGACTGACGCCCCCGAAGGTATGAAGCTCATGATGCGCCGCCGTTTGGAAAAAACGATGGAAGGCGACTTTGAGACCGATACCATGCGGTACAAGGCAACCGAACGGTACGATGTCGGATTCACCGATCCACGCGCCATGTACGGCACTCCGGGGGTCTAAGGAATACAAACGCGGGCTTGTGTAATGCAAGTCCGCTTTGATTCCCGATCCTTCGATTTAATTTAGGAGTACGACATGGCAAATCTCGTAACGCGGTTTCCCAATGGGTTAACCAACGTTGGAGAGGATTCGCCGTTCGCTGATCTGGCGATGCCTGCGCCAACCCTGTTCCATAGTTACATGGAAGACTTCGACTATTACACAGCCGGAGACTGGACTGTAACCGAGACGGACGCAGGGGCTACGCAAGCTCTTACTGATGGCGATGGCGGTCTTCTTCTTGTTACCAACAGTGCGGCTGATGACGATCTGGTTTCTTTGCAGAAGAAAGGTGAATCTTTCAGGTTTGCCTCTGGAAAGAAACTGTTCTTTGAAGCCCGTTTCAAGGTAAGTGATGCAACTCAATCAGATGTTGTGATTGGTTTGCAGATCACTGATGCGACCCCGCTGGATGTCTCGGATGGAGTGTTTTTCATTAAAGCTGACGGCTCTACTTCGGTGAGTCTGTTAGTAGAAAAGAACAACACTGCAACGACCACATCGTCAGTAGCGACCTTAGCGAATGATACGTTTATTCGTATTGGGTTTGCTTACGACGGCGTGTCGGCAATTCAGTATTTTGTCAATGGCGTGGTGACTGGCACTTCGGTGACCACTAATCTGCCGGATGACGAAGATCTGACTCCGACCTTTGCCATTCAGAATGGTGAAGCGGCTGCCAAGACCATGACGGTGGATTACATCTTCGTCGCTAAGGAGCGGTAATCATGGGCCAATTCAAGCCGATGGTGAAGATGATGACTACGGAGCCATCCGTTGAACTCAAACTGAAGAAAGGCGGCACCGTCAAGATGCAGGCGGGCGGTCTTTCTGGGATGGGTACAGCGACTGCTCAGGCACCCGCAATGCCTGCGCGTGGTGGGATGATGCCCGCTAAGGCTCCGATGCGTCCTTCAATGGCGGCCCGTCGTCGTGCGATGATGGCTATGCCTGCGGCTGCTGCTCCGGCGGCTCCCGTAGGTATGGCTGGTCGCATGATGAAGGAAGGCGGCGAGTCCAAGAAGGAACACGCGGCAGAAATGAAGAAGATGTCAAAGACTGCGGAGGCGTTGAAAGAACACGCCGATAAACCCGCCAGCAAGGCTCATAAAGGGCTGAAGACTGGTGGCGTAGTCATGGGCCAAGGTGGTTACAAGGCCGGTGGCATCATCAATACTGAAGGCCAAGGTGGTAAGTATCGCAACACCAAGATGGACACTACGAAACCTGATCACACTTCCGCTAAAACGGAAGGCGTGAAGATGGGTAACGCTGGTGGCTACAAGACTGGTGGTGTAGCGAAGGCGAATGCTGGCGGCTACAAGAAAGGCGGTGCAGCCAAGATGATGGGTGGCGGCATGGCTTACATGAAAGGTGGCGCAGCAAAAAAAGCCTACGCTACGGGAGGAGTTGTTGAGAGCGGTGCTCCCGTAGCGATGCCACAAGGCCGCAAGAGTCCCTCGAAGCCGGTGAGCATTAGCCAGCTAAGTGGGACGTTCAAGAAAGGTGGTTCGGTGACTCCCGCGGAAGCGCGGTTGCTGAAGGCCAACAAGTCTGAGAATGCTTCAGCGATGAAGAGTGCTAAGGCTATGTCCAACGAGGTCTACAGCAAGTATCAGAAGATGAAGGACGGTGGCGTACCGGCTAACATCCAAGATCAAATCCAGACAGCCAAGAATGAGAAGGCTTATCGGGATTACGAGAAGAGTCGTACCGAAGAGAACGAAGGGCTTCGTAACGCAATTCTAAGTGCCCCTAAAAAGCTCATAGAAGGTGTGAAGGGGTTCTTCTCCAAACCGCCCGAAGGTAGTGTTACTAAGACTGAAAAGTCTGTCACGGTCACTCCTAAGAAGCGCGGCGGTTCGTGCTGAACCAAGTGGGGGCTTCGGCCCCCGCTTTTCATTGGAGAGATGAATGTCAACATTGACGAATGTATTTTCGGCGCACGCTGACGCGACGGGAACAATTTACGCTGGCGCGATGAATCTTGCCGGATATCAACTAGCATCAGGCGGAGTTGCCGGAGAGATTGTGTTTCGTGATGGAGGGGCAGGCGGAACCATCCGTTTGAAAGTTAACATCACCACCAATACGGCAGTAATTTCAACGCTGATTCCCGGTAACGGCATTCGCTTCAACACAGACATCCATGTGACTTTGCCCGCAAGCGCGGCTGTTACTATTTTCTGTGGTTGATTATGCCAGCCAAGAGCCAAGCTCAATTCCGGCTGATGAAAGCCGCAGAGAACAATCCTGCTTTTGCGAAGAAGGTAGGGATCAAACCTAGTGTTGCCAAAGAGTTTACTGAAGGCAATGTAGGTAAGAAGTCTTACAAAGACCTCCCCATGAAAGAAGGCGGCCCTAGTCTTTCTGTAGCAAGGGGAGAGAAGCTGCCAGTGTCTCAGGGTGCGGGCCTGACAGCTAAGGGTCGGGCAAAGTACAATCGTGAGACGGGAGCCAACTTAAAAGCTCCACAACCTGAAGGCGGCCCGCGTAAAAAGTCTTTTTGTGCGCGAATGGAGCCGATTGCTAGAGCAAGTGAAAAGGGCAGTCGTGCGCGGGCTTCTATGAAACGCTGGGCTTGTTCGGGATGGTGAGATGGCATACAGCGGAACGACAGGCACTACCGTTATCAGTGTTCAGACGCTGATTGATCACGGCGCTCGCAGGTGCGGCAAACTTGCAGAAGAGTTGACCTCAGAGCAGGTTTTAAGTGCTAGAGAGTCGCTTTTCTACGTCCTTTCCAACCTCATAAATATTGGTATCCAATACTGGGCGATTGGGAAAAAGGTTTACGGTCTGAAAGCCGATCAGTACGTCTACAATCTCCCTCTTGGGGGCAATGATGTATTGAACGTGATGTACCGAACGATGAATAGACCCACTCCTAACACGACTGGGAGCTACGCTTCGAGTGCTGGAGGGGTGGTAGCGAACGCTTTTGATAGCAACATTGACACTCTTTGCACGCAAACCTCTGCAAACGGCAACATTTCTGTTAATTATGGGTCGGACAACCCTGTTTATATTGGTTCAATTGGTGTTTTGCCGGGTGTTTCGGGCACTTTTTCGGTCATTTATGAGTATTCCGTTGATGGAAACACTTGGAATACCTTGTATGACCCCGGAACAGAGGTCTGGGTAAACAATCAATGGATTTGGCACGACATCGAACCCGGTCAAACGGTGCAGTATTACCGTATGAGGATGACCGGAGGGGGTACGATCAGTGTCAGAGAGTTGTTTTTCGGGAATAACTCAACCGAAATCCCAATGGCAAGGTTGAATCGAGACGATTACACCAGTTTGCCGAACAAAAACTTCACCGCTAATCAGCCTTATCAGTTTTGGTTCAACAGAACCATCCCTGAGAGTGAAATTTACCTCTGGCCGGTGCCTTCTGACCCCTTCATTCAGATGACGGTCTGGTATTCCAAGCAGATTATGGATGTTGGGGCGCTTTCTGGAGAACTGGAGATCCCCCAGAGGTGGTATCTAGCAATTCAGAGCCTTCTAGCTCACCAGATGAGCCTAGAACTCCCTGCTGTTGATATAACAAGGACTCAATACCTCGAAGCGCAAGCGGAAAAGTACCTGATGCTGGCTGAAAATGAAGAGCGCGACAAGTCGCCAGTTTACTTCGCCCCGAACGTTTCGGTCTACACCCGCTGATCATGCCTAAATTCCTAGATACTCGTGGAAATTCAGATATTGCAATTGCAATCTGTGACCGCTGCCGCATGAAGAGGTATCACTCGGTAATGCAGCCAGATCCTAATTTTCCGGGTCTGCAAGTATGTAACGAGGGATGTGCAGATCAGTTTGATCCGTATCGTCTACCGGCTAGAAAGACGGAGAGGATCACTATTCGATTTCCCCGTCCTGATGTGAGCGTAGCGGTAGATCCAAATAATCTTATAACGACAGGATACGGGGGTTATGTGATCTCTACCGAAGAGAGCCAAGCAACACCCCAAGATGATGGAAATCTTGATGGGTTGAGCCAGCAGCCGTAATCATGCCAAATGTAACGATCACGCAGTTGCCGCAGGCGCTCCCTCTGGATGGCACAGAATCTGTTCCTATCGTCCAAGAGGGGCAAACCAGACAAACCACGACGGGGGCTATTGCTAATGCTCCTATCCTCAATCAGACGTTTCTGACGATTGTTCAGGAGCCTACTCTCCCGAACTCTCGGTATCTATCTACCGGAACGGGTCTGGGACTAGTAGATGACGGGGCGCAGTCTTTCTACCGCCTGACCCTTAATGCGGCTTCTGGGAGCTTAGAGGTAGCCCTGACGGGGATCATAGCCAAGGACAGTGCTTCGTCGGTTGTAGCGCGTTCTATCGTGTCTGGAAGCGATGGGGTCTCGATTACTAACGGAAACGGGGTTTCTGGGAATCCTACGGTAGCCCTAACTGGAACGGTGCTGTCGTTAGCGAGTCTTGCTTCGACCGGGATGTTGTCTATTGGTGGTGGGTCGGTGAATGCGCGGGTTCTTACTGGGACTGCGAGCGAGATTGATATCACTAGTGGGAACGGAACGGGAAACCCTACGTTCAGGATTGCAGATAATGCTGTGTTTCCGGGTACTGGTGGTGTAAAGGTTCCTGTCGGTACTACTGCTCAAAGGGCTGCTGGTGCGGATGGTTTGATCCGTTACAACACCGATCTAAATGCCTTCGAGGTGTATGAGGATGGCTCGTGGTCGAGTCTACCGACTGGGGCGGTGACGCTGATCAATACGGGGACGGGCCTTACTGGAGGCCCGATTACTACGACTGGGACGATCTCAATTGATTCGACGGTTGTTACGCTTACTGGCAGTCAGGTTCTTACGAACAAATCTATCAGCGGTTCGACCAATACTCTGTCCAACATAGCGAACGCTAGTCTGACGAACTCATCCGTTACCTATAACGGCGTGTCTGTAGCGTTAGGGGCTTCGGGGACGATCACAGCTAATACTACAAACGCTCTGACTGCCGGTACGGGTCTACAGATGGACTCCGGTAGTACCTTCAACGGTTCTGCTGCGAGGACGATCAGTATTGATTCGACCGTTGCTACTTTGACGGGTTCTCAGACCCTAACGAACAAGTCAATCAGCGGATCTACGAATACCCTGACGAACATCGGTAATGGGAGTCTTACGAACTCTACGATTGGGTTTACCTATTCTGGAGGTATTTCAGGGTCGGCTTCGGTAGCTCTTGGAAGTAGTAATGCCCTCTCTCTTTCCAACATTCCAAACGCTTCGCTACAGAACAGCGCGGTAACGGTTGGAGCGACTTCTATATCGCTGGGAAGCTCTTCTCTGACTCTAGCAGGGCTGACCTCAGTCACCCTTACGCAAGATCCTACAACGGCGCTACAGGCTGCTACAAAGCAGTATGTAGATACGTTAGTGTCTTCCGGAATTACCTTTCACACTCCGGTGAAGTATGAGGTTCCATCAATCAATCTGAATGCCACCTATAACAATGGAGCATCGGGAGTTGGAGCGACTCTTACTAATGCTGGGACTCTAGAGGCGTTTACGCCCGATGGCGTTGCCGCACAAGTGAGTGATCGAATTCTTGTCTATAACCAGACGAACCAGTTTGAAAATGGTGTTTACACGGTCACAACGGTAGGCGATGGGTCTACTGCATGGGTTCTCACTAGAGCAACGGACGCAGATACTTATGCCTTGAAAAGCCCGAACGGGTTAGGAGCGGGAGATGCGTTTTTTGTTTCATCGGGAAATACCGGAGCCGGTGAAACGTATGTTTGCAATACGGTTGGAACGATAACTTTTGGGACAACAGCTATTACGTTTGTTCAGGTATCGGCTTCGCAGGTTTACTCTGCTGGGACTGGGTTAACGCTTTCTGGAACGCAATTCAGCTTAACGTCGCCCGTTACTGCTCAACTGGGTGGGACAGGGCAAACAAGTTACACCGCGGGTGATTTGTTGACCGCGACAGCATCAACAACGCTTACTAAACTTGCATTAGGCACACAGGGATATGTATTGACAGCCGGAGCGACAGGGCCGACATGGAGCGGCATCTCTGGCGGGACTTTCTAAGGAATAAACATGGCCGCCACGAACTACACGCCGATCCAACTCTACCATTCGACTACTGCCTCAGCAGTACCTACTGCTGGAAATCTAGTCAATGGTGAGCTTGCAATCAACATCACCGACGGGAAGTTGTATTACAAGGACAACGGCGGAACGGTGAGGGTTATCGCTACAAAGGCTACCGGAACGATTGGCGGTTCAGACACCCAAGTCCAGTACAACTCTTCTGGAGCTTTAGCAGGGTCGGCTAACTTTACCTTCAACGGTACGACGGCCACGATCAATACGCTGAACCTGACGAACGCTCTGGGTGCTGCTTATGGTGGTACGGCACAGAGTACCTATACTCAGGGTGATGTGCTTTACGCATCAGCGGCCAACACTCTTGCCAAGCTAGGTATTGGTCTTAACACCTATATCCTGACCTCAAACGGAACGATCCCGGGATGGTCGGCACCTTCTGCAATCTCTGTTAACACTGCGACAAATCTAGCCGGTGGAGCGGCAGGATCAGTTCCGTATCAAAGCGGTGCTGGAGCTACGACGTTTCTTTCAATCGGAACGGCAAATCAAGTCGTTACTTCTACCGGCTCTGCTCCGCAGTGGTCATCTGGGTTGTCTATCACGACCCTGACCGCTAGTGACGCTGTTACCTTCTCTGCAACGACTCAGAACATCGCTTTAGGGACTTCTCAGACTTCTGGTACTTGGACTGCCGGTGGTACGGCCCAGACCGGGAACATTGTTCTAGATCGTTCTACAAAGACTCATACACTGAACATCGGTGCTGGGATTACGGAGTCTGGTCAGACTAAGACAATCAATATCGGAACCGCCGGAGATACTGGTTCTACTACAGCGATTGCTATCGGTTCTACGAACGGAACGACCATTACTCTGAATGGAACGGTCAACGCAACGACTGTAAACGTAACGACTCTTGATCTCACGAACATAGAAGTCACCAACATCAAGGCGAAGGATGGTGCTGCTTCCGTCACCCTTGCTGACTCTACGGGTGTTGCGTCATTTGCTGCCAATCCTGTTCTGTCCGGCGGAACCGCCAACGGCGTGTTGTTCCTGAACGGCAGCAAGGTAGCGACATCTGGTAGTGCG